GCAGCCTGAGTTCACAGATAAAACACTCTCCAGGAAAACCGGGGCGGTTCAGTGCAGTAAGTAATGAGCTATTTTCTGCGCAAAAAATGGATGGTAAATTTGTCCGGGTCAGGAAAAATTTTATGGGCGCTAAACATGAAAAAAGATTCGTATCCTTATTTGATTTGCATGACAGTTTCAGGGCTGATCTTTATTTTCCTTTTCTTCTGGTGGCGGGCAGATATCTACAGGGTCACGTTTCTTAATCAGAGTATATCCCACTATTACATTCTGTTTAGCATGGGAATAGCTTTTCTGTTATCTCTGTTTTGGGTTAAGAAGGGGATAGTAAAACAAAGAGGCTGGAAGAGTCTGTCAGCATACCTTAAGGTTTATGCAGGGATGTGCATATTTGCTGGATTTTTTCTGATTATACCCCTTACGACACTAACTTATTTTTTGCCTGGAGAGACATCGTCTTATGTTGCACCGTATCGGTATACTTCCGGTAGTTCAAAAAGTTGTTCTGGAGCTGAGGTGGATGACCCCGAACTACATGAGAATATTCGCATTTGCTATCCGTATGGCAATTATGAGTACGATAATATTATCTATGTTGAAAAGAAAATTAATATATTAGGTGCGGTAGTGACATATGCACAGACCGCGCGTGATGATACTGAATGATATAGTATATAGCGGGCAAGTTTTAGTTAATTTATCGAGGTAATATAATTTACCTCGACTCGTTTGTTCTGGTATTAATATTTCGCTTTACGACCGATTTTTATCTGATGATATCATGCGGTTTTCATATACTGACTTACTGTCTTTTCTCCGTTAGCGATTTTCTCCTGCTCAGCGATGATTTTATCTTTGGCTTCTAGTTAATTTCGCTCACTTCGAACCTCTCTGTTTACTGATAAGCTCCAGATCCTCCTGGCAACTTGCACAAGTCCGACAACCCTGAACGACCAGGCGTCTTCGTTCATCTATCGGATCGCCACACTCACAACAATGAGTGGCAGATATAGCCTGGTGGTTCAGGCGGCGCATTTTTATTGCTGTGTTGCGCTGTAATTCTTCAATTTCTGATGCTGAATCAATGATGTCTGCCATCTTCCATTAATCCCTGAATTGTTGGTTAATACGCTTGAGGGTGAATGCGAATAATAAAAAAGGAGCCTGTAGCTCCCTGATGATTTTGCTTTTCATGTTCACCGTTCCTTAAAGACGCCGTTCAACATGCCGATCGCCAGGCTTAAATGAGTCGGTGTGAATCCCATCAGCGTTACCGTTTCGCGGTGCTTCTTTAGTACGCTACGGCAAATGTCATCGACGTTTTTATCCGGAAACTGCTGTCTGGCTTTTTTGATTTCAGAATTAGCCTGACGGGCAATGCTGCGAAGGGCGTTATTATGTTCTATTGTCATATTGGCCTCACACTTCGAATGCCAGTTGAGGGGTAAAGACGTCCCGTTCAGCGTTGTAATTAAGTGAACTGGCACTGTTGAATGATTCAATGCGTTCCACAAGAACTTGCGTACGGGTTTCTTTACTTGCGGGAGCATATGGCGAACCTACCCAGGATTTGTCGATGCCTATATTTCTTGCGACGTTCGTGCTGTCTGCAGACGAAAGCGGTACATGAGTAAAAATGTCTTTATTTAACATCCGTAACCCATGAATCTTGGTGATTGGGTAGCCGTACTGATCTACAACATGACGTATAAGATCGCGTAGTTTAGCCCGACACGCTCTCGGTCGTTTTGCATCGTATTCCCCCATCGAGCCGATGCAGACGCGGGGAAACTCATGGCACAGACGAATAAATCGCTCATCTGGTTCGTTCATGTGCCACACCGGAGCACCAATAAATTTACCGTGAGGCCATGCCGCAATCAGGGCGTCATTCTCTTCACTGGTTCCGCCGATAACATCCGGGATAACCGCGAATGAGAAACGAGGGTGATTACCCCAGCGTTCAACAAATCTGTAATATTCATTCCAGTCTACGGCCTTGTTTTTTGTCCAGAATGTGAATGCACCATTATCAAGAGCAAATGATTGGGTGACTTCGGAAGCCAGATCAATCTGAGCTGGATTAGCAAAACTGATGAATGCGTGTCTGCCTTTCCAGGCTTTCAACGCACAGGTATCGGGAGTTATTGGACCACCGTGAAAATGAATCATACACTCTCCCGTTTATTATTTATCTCCTCAGCCAGCCGCTGTGCTTTCAGTGGATTTCTGATAACAGAAAGGCCGGGAAATACCCAGCCTCGCTTTGTAACGGAGTAGATGAAAGTGATCGCGCCTACCCGGATATTATCGTGAGGATGCTTCATCGCCATTGCTCCCCAAATACAAAACCAATTTCAGCCAGTGCCACGTCCATTTTTTCGATGAACTCCGGCACCTTCTCGTCAAAATTCGCCATGTACTTTTCATTCCGCTCAATCACGACATAATGCAGGCCTTCACGCTTCATGCGCGGGTCATAGTTGGCAAAGTACCAGGCATCTTTTCGCGTCACCCACATGCTGTACTGCACCTGGGCCATGTAAGCCGACTTTATGGCCTCGAAACCACCGAGCCGGAACTTCATGAAATCCCGGGAGGTAAACGGGCATTTCAGTTCAAGGCCGTTGCCGTCACTGCATAAACCATCGGGAGAGCAGGCGGTGCGCATACTTTCGTCGCGATAGATGATCGGGGATTCAGTAACATTCACGCCGGAAGTGAACTCAAACAGGGCTCTGGCGTCGTTCTCGTACTGTTTTCCCCAGGCCAGCGCCTTAGCATTAACTTCCGGAGCCACACCGGTGCAAACCTCAGCCAGCAGGGTGTGGAAGTAGGACATTTTCATGTCAGGCCACTTCTTTCCTGAGCGGGGCTTTGCTATCACGTTGTGAACTTCTGAAGCGGTGATGACGCCGAGCCGTAATTTGTGCCATGCATCATCCCCCTGTTCGACAGCTCTCACGTCGATCCCGGTACGCTGCAGGATAATGTCCGGTGTCATGCTGCCACCTTCTGCTCAGTGGCTTTCTGTTTCAGGAATCCAAGAGCTTTCACTGCTTCGGCCTGTGTCAGTTCTGACGATGCGCGAATGTCGCGGCGAAATATCTGGGAACAGAGCGGCAATAAGTCGTCATCCCATGTTTTATCCAGGGCGATCAGCAGAGTGTTAATCTCCTGCATGGTTTCATCGTTAACCGGAGTGATGTCGCGTTCCGGCTGACGTTCTGCAGTGTATGCAGTATTTTCGACAATGCGCTCGGCTTCATCCTTGTCATAGATACCAGCAAATCCGAAGGCCAGACGGGCACACTGAATCATGGCTTTATGCCGTAACATCCGTTTGGGATGCGACTGCCACGGCCCCGTAATTTCTCTGCCTTCGCGGGTTTTGAATGGTTCGCGGCGGCATTCATCCATCCATTCGGTAACGCAGATCGGATGATTACGGTCCTTGCGGTAAATCCGGCATGTACAGGATTCATTGTCCTGCTCAAAGTCCATGCCATCAAACTGCTGGTTTTCATTGATGATACGGGACCAGCCATCAACGCCCACCACCGGAACGATGCCGTTCTGCTTGTCAGGGAAGGCGTAAATTTCTTTCGTCCACGGATTAAGGCCGTACTGGTTGGCGACGATCAACAATGCGATGAACTGCGCATCGCTGGCATCGCCTTTAAATGCCGTCTGGCGAAGAGTGGTGATCAGTTCCTGTGGGTCGACAGAATCCATGCCGACACGTTCAGCCAGCTTCCCAGCCAGCGTTGCGAGTGCTGTACTCATCCGTTTTATACCTCTGAATCAATATCAACCTGATGGTGAGCAATGGTTTCAACCATGTACCGGATGTGTTCTGCCATGCGCTCCTGAAACTCAACATCGTCATCAAACGCACGGGTAATGGCTTTTTTGCTGGCCCCGTGGCGTTGCAAATGATCGATGCATAGCGATTCAAACAGGTGCTGGGGCAGGCCTTTTTCCATATCGTCTGCCAGTTCTGCCTCTTTCTCTTCACGGGCGATCTGCTGGTAGTGACGCGCCCAGCTCTGAGCCTCAAGACGATCCTGAATGTAATAAGCGTTCATGGCTGAACTCCTGAAATAGCTGTGAAAATATCGCCCGCGAAATGCCGGGCTGATTAGGAAAACAGGAAAGGGGGTTAGTGAATGCTTTTGCTTGATCTCAGTTTCAGCATTAATATCCATTTTTTATAAGCGTCGACGGCTTCACGAAACATCTTTTCATCGCCAATAAAAGTGGCGATAGTGAATTTAGTCTGGATAGCCATAAGTGTTTGATCCATTTTTTGGGACTCCTGGCTGATTAAGTATGTCGATAAGGCGTTTCCATCCGTCACGTAATTTACGGGTGATTCGTTCAAGTAAAGATTCGGAAGGGCAGCCAGCAACAGGCCACCCTGCAATGGCATATTGCATGGTGTGCTCCTTATTTATACATAACGAAAAACGCCTCGAGTGAAGCGTTATTGGTATGCGGTAAAGCCGCGCTTAGGCGGCTGATGTTTCTTCTTTCAGGCTTTCGAGATATTTACGTGGGTCGTCGTAACATTGGCATTCGCTGTACCAATCCACCCAGCGATCAGTAAGCCCCATCTCTGATAAATCTTCATCGGTAAGGCTCTCATCCCACATCTCAAGGCCGTTAGCATTGCAGTAATCAGGCTTGATGTTGTTGTCATACTGAAAGGCGTCATAATCAGCCAGTGCGTCCATCAGACGAACACCCTCTTCAACACTTGCCACTTCTACAATGAACGGCTTCATAGGTACTTGCGGGATATGCCAGACACGTAATTTCATATATCCTCCGTCAAAAAAATTGCCCTCACACTGGAGGGCAAAGAAGATTTCCAATAATCAGAACAAGTCGGCTCCTGTTTAGTTACGAGCGACATTGCTCCGTGTATTCACTCGTTGGAATGAATACACAGTGCTTATTCGTACTAATAAAATACCCAATTTTCTGTTTCTTGGTTGTGTCCAAAGTTATATTCAATATCTGGTGTTGATGTATCAATATTCTTCATACCATCAACAAGAGTTGATACAACAGCCAAATCTTGTTTGATTCTCATTAAATGGTATTTCTTCCGGCGCAATAAACTTTCAATGGCAAGTTTCTTCGTTGGGAATGCAAAAGA